AAGTTTCTGAAGCCCGTCTTTTGAACCGCATTTCGGGTGACATTTATGGTGACGGTACAGGTAACGGTGGTAAGAACATTACTGGTTTAGCGGCCGCTGTTGCTGTTGCTAATACAACTGGTACATACGGTGGTATCAATCGTGCAAACTGGACATTTTGGCAAAACCAATCTTCTACAGGTGCAGATTCTTCTACCTTGATCCAAGCCGCTATGACTTCTGCCGCAATCAAGTCCGTTCGTGGAACTGATAAGGTAGACCTCATCATCGCTGGTAACACCCTGTATCAACGCTATGTTGCATCCTTACAGGCTATCCAGCGTATTGCTGGTGTAGACGAAGGTGCGGCTGGCTTTGCTTCCTTGAAGTTCTACGGTGGTGGTATGTCTGCCGATGTTGTACTCGGTGGTGGTATTGGCGCACAAGAGAATCCGCTTTATATGTATCTCTTGAACACCAACTACATTTTCTTCCGCCCACACAAAGAGCGTAATTTCGTTCCTATCGGTGGTGAGCGTCAATCGATTAACCAAGATGCAATCGTGAAGCTGTATGGCTGGGCTGGTAACCTTACCTGCTCTAATGCTTCATTGCAAGGCATCTTGTCAGGCACTTAATCCACTGATTAGAAAAGGAAAATTATCATGGCATATACAACTCTCCCCATCGCTGGCGTAGACTTGGATGGTGTTGCTTACACCAATTCAAATTCCGCTGGCACAGCAATTCCTACCATTGGGCCACTCGGTCTACAGACTTTTGCAAATAATGGCTTACGCTATGTATTCGCACAAGCTGGTGTAGCAATTGCCGCATCAACCGCTACTTGCGTAATCAACGCTTCCACATTCCAAGTTACCTTGGGTGCTGGTACATATGTGTCAGGTGCTTCTATGGCATCGGGCGATTATGGTTGGTTCAGTAAGGCTAGTGTTTAATAGCTTTTTGTAGTAAAAACGGGGGGTTACCTTAATTGGTAGCCCCTTTTTTCCTTTTAACAACCTAATACCTTAGGAGAATTAAAAATGGCATTACCTTCAGATGAAAACAACGCAGACAGCCGTTTACAGGTTCGTTTCTACAAACGACCCGTACAACAAGAACAAGAATCCCTAGAAGCTGGCAGACCAATATTTAAAGAGTTCGACTTTGTACACATCTGTGTAGCTGGCGATACTCTGACCGAGATCGATACTTATGCGCTACCTAGCCATAAGACCCGTTTCCCGATCCAGTGGGCTAACTACATGAACCGTGTGGGCGCAAACGAACCTGATATTGTTGGCACTCCCGTATCGGAATGGCCTATTGTTTCAAAAAGCCAAGCCGAGGAGTTAAGGGCATTGAAGTTCCACACTGTTGAAGCGATTGCACACGCATCTGACCTACAGTTACAGCGCATGGGTATGGCGGCAGGAATGTCACCTTACGCATTCCGTGACAAGGCAAAGGCATTTTTAAATCTAGCTACCAATGCGGCAGAAACCGATAAGCGTGAAAGCGAAATCAATTCTTTGAAAGAAGAACTTGCCAAAAAGGACTTAGAAACTGCTAAAATAAAAGCAGAAACAGATGCGAAGCTGGCTCAAATGCAGGATCAAATGGCCGCTATACTTGCCGCTGTTGGTGAAAAGAAAACCCGTAAAAAAGCGGTAGCCACAGAGGAAGCTTAATATGTCATCGACCATGCTCCAATTAGTCCAGCAAGTAACCGCTGAACTAAACTTAGCCATTCCTACCTATGTGCAAGGCAATACAAGTCAGGATGTGCAACAAGTCCTAGCCTTGATGAACCGTGCTGGGTATGACTTGGTTAAGGAGTATGACTGGCAAGCTTTGGAACTAGAGTACCGTTTTTACACCACAGCAATTACTACGACCTGCGACACGATCAACAATACCTACAACTTATTGAATGTTGGTAATGTCACGGGTCTAAACAGCAATTACTCAGTAGTCGGTACTAATGTTCCACAAGATACTTATGTAGAAAGCGTAGCAGGGTCTACCGTAACTGTTAGCCAGCTTGCATCGGCTACCAGCGTAGGTGGAACTGTTACCTTCTCACAGACCAAGTATCCATTACCGCCTGACTTTGAAACCATTACAGACAATACGCATTGGGACAAGACGAAACATTGGCAAATGTTGGGGCCTGAAGATGCTCAACAATGGCAGTGGCTAAAATCGGGTTATATCTCAACAGGCCCACGGATTCGTTGGCGTATCTTAGGTGGTCAGTTCCAAATTTGGCCGCCTTACAACACACAAGAATATTTAGGTTTTGAGTACCGTTCTAAGGGTTGGGCTAGAAGTGCTACCGACCAAGTAAAGAACAGCTTTACGGCTGATACCGATACAACCGTATTGGATGACACCGTATTAGTCTTAGCTACAAAACTCAAGTATTTCCAAATCAAGTCGTTTGATACGACATCATTGCAACAAGACTATAACCGTTATTTAAGCGTTGCCAAGGCTAACGATAAGGGTTCAGCTACCCTATCTTTTGCGCCATACCCAAGCAAGGTGCTTATTGGTTACGCCAATATCCCCGACACAGGCTACGGTAGCTAACTATGGCGGTCGCTAAAAGGTTTACCGCTACTACTACCTCGTTACCTGCTCCAATAGGGGGCTGGAATGCTAGGGACTCTTTGGCTGAAATGAACCCGTTAGATGCGGTTCAGATGGTCAATTTCTTTCCTACGCCTACCGATGTCACAATGCGTAAGGGGTATACAAAGTATTCAACAGGTATCACGGGCGCAGTCCTATCTTTGATGAATTACTCTAGCCCAACGACCACCAAGCTGTTTGCGGCTACTTCTACGATTATTTACGATGCAAGCACCTCAACGGCTACATCAAGTCTGACAGGTAACACCGATGGTAAGTGGATTCATTCTATGATTACTACAGCGGGTGGCTCGTTCATGCCAGCCGTTAATGCTGTTGATCCGATGGTGGTCTATGATGGTACACGCTGGTCAAGAAGTGCCACTACAAGCACCGCACAGACAATTTCAAGCATTACTAGGGGTGGCACAGGTAACCTAACAGCTACCCTAGTAACTGCCAGCGCACACGGTTTAGTGACAGGCAATACCATCACCGTTGCAGGGGCAACACCCGCAGAATTTAACGGTACTTACCGCATTACGGTCACGAATGCGACAACCTTTACTTATACAATGACCACCGCACCTAGCGGTAATGCGACTGTTGTAGGCACATATACGATTGATTACTACATTACAGGTAAAAACTCTAATACATTCGCATATGTAAACTTGTTTAAAGAGCGTCTGTATTTTGTAGAAAAGAACACGCTTAGTTTTTGTTATTTACCCGTAGATTCTATTAATGGGGCGGTAACCTCATTCCCCTTGGGTGGCATCTTTAAACGAGGTGGTTACCTACAAGCAATGGGAACTTGGACTATTGACGCTGGATACGGGGTCGATGACCTAGCCGTGTTTGTTACAAGTAACGGGGAAGTCGCTGTTTACAAGGGTTCTGACCCATCTGACCCGAATGATTGGGCTTTAGTAGGTATTTGGAACATCGGACAAACCTTTGCCCGTAAGTGCGTGTTTAAATTTGGTGGTGACATCCTGCTTTTGACCGAGGATGGCTTAGTACCCTTATCGGCAGGACTTCAATCCACCCGCCTAGACCCCCGTGTCAACATTACCGATAAGATTTTCTACGCTATTAATCAAGCGGCAGACCTTTATGCTACAAACTTTGGTTGGCAGATGAATTATTTTGCCAAACAAAATATGCTGATCGTCAATGTTCCCATAACTGGCGGTTCTGAACAATATGTAATGCACAACATTACAAAGTCATGGGGAAGATTTACCAACATAAACGCAAACTGCTGGGAGTCCAGCGGTGACGATATGTACTTTGGGGGTACAGGCTTTGTAGGTAAGTTTTACGATACTTTTGCCGATGCGGGTACAAACATCAAGGCATTCGTTCAACAAGCATACTCGTATTTCGACTCTAGGGGACAGCAAAAACGCTTTACCCTAGTACGCCCTATCCTACAGACTGATAACGGCTTACCGACTGTTCTATGCGGTTTAAGCACGGACTTTGATACCGTTGAGTTAACTAACCAAATATCCTTTAACCCCGCCATCTTACAAACGGGTGAGTGGGATGTGGATACATGGGATAACGCTAACTGGGGCGGTGGATTGACCACGACTAAGATATGGCAGGGCGTGACAGGATTAGGCTATGCAGGATCAGTTAGTATGAATGTTGCATCGCAAAATATTGAGTTTCACTGGGCTAGTACAGACTTTGTAATGGAGAAGGGTGGCGTACTCTAATGCTCTGTTTTGATAAAGAACTAATCGGGCAATGGGTAGCAAACCGTGTAAACGGAGTGTTTACGCCTGAAAACTCAAGCTGTATTGGGTTATTAGATAAGACAGGAACAGTCATTGCGGGCGTGTGGTACGAAGGCTATACCAAGACCTCAATAATGACCCACATTGCCATTGACGGGCAGATGTCTAAACAGTTCCTAGCTACTATTTTTGACTATCCTTTTGTACAATTGGGTGTAAATAAGCTGATTGGGCCAACCAATTCAAGTAACGAAGATGCAATGCGGTTCAATTACAAGTTAGGTTTTATTGAAGAAGCACGGATTAAAGATGCGTTCCCCGATGGGGATATGGTCTTATTAACATTAACCAAAGACAAATGTAGGTTTTTAGGAGAGAAGTATGGGAAAGAGCGCACCGTCAGCACCGCCACCACCTGATTATGTAGGGGCGGCTAAAGAAACTGCATCGGGTAATTTAGATGCGGCACGGGCTAATATTGCCGCCAACCGTGTTAATCAGATTACACCGTATGGCAATGTTAATTATGCAATGACAGGTGAGGATAAGTACGGTAATCCAACTTGGACAGCTACTCAGACGCTTGCTCCTGACCAACAACGCTTATTAGACATACAAAACCAACTAAGCATTGGCACTGGTGAACTAGGCGAAAAAGGTCTTGGGTATGTAAAAAACATGATTGACAAGCCATTTGATGTCAGCCAATTACCAAGCACAGGCTTTAATCCTAGTCAGTCGTACCAAGATGCCTATATGCAACGGCTTGCCCCACAGCTTCAACAGAATCGTGACCGATTACAACAGCAATTAGCTAATCAAGGCATAGACATTGGCTCTGAGGCGTATGACCGTGCCATGATGCAACAATCCCAGCGTGAAAATGACCTTCTTTTGGGAGCAACTACCCAAGGTTTTGGCGTAGGTCAACAAGCTAGAGGTCAAGCCCTACAAGAACAAGCGTACCTTAGAAATGAACCTATTAACACCCTAAACGCTGTT